ATAAATTGTGTCTGTAAATTCTTCGTAGGTCCATCTGTAATTAGGTTTTTGCTTTCCGCTTTCTGGGTCGACAATTGCGTTGGTCCAATCTGCGATACCATACGCATGTCTATAGCCATTAAATATCTTTATATATTCTTGCATAGTTATCCTGTCTACATGGGCCACTTAGTCTCCCTCATGGCCCACGCTGTGCACATACCCCGAAGGGATTATATAATGCTGCTACTTTCCGCTGGTTTCTGCTCACCATGCTTCGCTTTCACTGCACCTTTAGAGATGCTTTCAGAAAACGATTTAGCTTGTTGATAGATACTTGCTTCAGTAATAGGACCAACTTTACTTACTTCCCAACCAAACCACGTGCCTTTATCATTAGACATTTGGGTAGTCTTTAGTTTGTAAATGTGGCTAAAAGATGCCGGTGTATATAAACCGTTTTTACCTTTTAGTTTTATGCCCGACATCATTGAATTCCATTTTCTACTAATTTTTAATTGAGTAGATTTCATAGAGATCAACGCAGTCGATGGACTGTCTCCATTTATAATCACAAAATGCGACGCAGTCTTTTCAATATAGTTACCGTTTGGTAGTCTATCTTTATAGTTTGCATCTGCTTTTGTTTTGGACATGATATCAGAAGATGAATCATAGATTGCAACTGGTGCACCTGGTCCGTCTCCTCTATCTTTCCATTCGATGTACTCGAGTTTATAAAATGCAGGAATGACATCTAAGCCTTTCACTCCATCATACAACTCTCCAGTCACGGAATTAAAAATCATTCCGGGTTCTGCACCTTCAACATACTTACCATCACGTTTGTTAACTTCTGGTGAAAGCTGTCCTAGGATTTTAAGAAAAGGTAAGGCAAGATCATCTTGACCTATTGAACCCAAACCTTTTGCTGCGTCTTCTTCAAACATGTTAGCTGGAAGAGGAGCAGACTTTTTTTCTGTTACTTCATTCATGGTTATTTATTCCTTGTTATTTTTGTTCTGTTGCTCGTGAACAGGTTAAATAAGTCAGAAGGCATATCGAGTCCAGCCTCAACACGCTCTCTGACTAATGCTTTAAGTGTCATTGGTTCAACCTTTAATTTCTGGATAGGTTCATACCCTTGACCTTGCGCAAGGACAGCGTATTGCTGTGCCTTGTTATCTTCGGAACGTCCAAAAGCAACGGTTACCTCATTTTTGATAAGGTCACCCAGTCCGTTCTCACGAAGCCATTCGTATGCTTCTTCCTTTTTATCTGCAGGTATAGAAGCACCGTAGACAGGTTTAACTTCTACTGAAGTCCCGTCTGATAATTTTAATGTAGAGATATTCATTTCTTGCATCATAGTAGGTATTACCTCTGATGATACTAATTCTACTTTTCTTTTCATCTCTTTGTATTCTTGTTCTTTAACTAAAAGCTCTGCTTCTAGTTCTTGTAGTCTCACTACTTGCTGAGAAAGTTTTTTGGCATCATTAGCACCATCCAACTCTTCTCTTTTTTCTTGTTCAAAGTCAATCGACATTGATTTCTCCTTTCTCGTATAAGTTAATTTTTAAAGGGTAGTAAACTCTTTCTTGTCTATCCCATTTCAACAAATTAAATTTGCCGTTAGTAATATCAGAAACAATAGAACATGCAATTCCAATTATAGCAGGATCACCTGTTAATAATAAATAGTCCTCTGGAGTATAGTCCTTTAAAAGTTTTTTTAATTTAAAAACTAATGGTCCAGGAGAAAATATTATTTGAGAAAATTCTGGTAATAAAAAATGAAAGTCACCATACTCTCTTGCACTCATAATATTTATTTTAGGAGTGCCGGCTTTGGTTCCAGGCAATTCTTGTATTACGTAAACTTTTCTTCTTTCTAACATTGACAAACAATATAGGATGTTCTATATAGATGTCAACTAGAAAGAATAAAAAATATGAGATATAAATTTAAGACAGAGCCTTACGCTCACCAGTTAAAAGCATTAGAGTTATCATGGGATAAATCTTACTTTGCTTATTTTATGGAAATGGGTACCGGTAAATCAAAAGTGTTAATTGATAACATTGCTATGTTGTATGACACTGGAAAAATAAATGGTGTTCTAATTGTGGCACCAAAAGGTGTATATAAAAACTGGTATGATGGTGAAATACCTGACCACCTACCTGATCACATAGACCATACTTCTGTATTATGGCAATCTATGATTAATAAAAAACAACAGACAGAATTAGATAAACTATTTGCACCTGGAGAAGATCTTCATATTTTAATTATGAATGTAGAAGCCTTCTCTACTAAAAAAGGTGTAGAGTTTGCAGCTAAGTTTTTAAGATGCCATAGAACTATGATGGCCATTGATGAGTCTACTACAATTAAAAACCCAGACGCAAAACGTACTAAACATATTTGTACACTAGGTGAGTATGCAGGATATAAAAGAATATTAACAGGATCTCCTGTAACTAAATCACCATTAGATTTATATAAACAATGTGAGTTTCTTAAAAAAGAATTATTAGGTCACTCTTCTTATTATACATTTAGAACAAGATATGCTGTTATGAAAACAGCAAACTTTGGTGGTAGGTCAGTACAAATTGTAACTGGCTATCAACATTTACCAGAACTATCAGAAAAATTAAAATCTTTTTCATACCGTGTCTTGAAAGAAGATTGTTTAGATTTACCTGCTAAAACATTTGTAAAACGTTTAGTTACTTTAACACCTGATCAAAAGAAACTTTATCTACAAATGAAAAATTTAGCACTTGCTCAAATGGATGGTAAGATGATGACAACCTCTACAGTAATGACGCAATTAATGCGACTACAACAAATAACTTGTGGTCACTTTACAGCTGATGATGGGACTATAAAAGATCTAGACTCAAACAGATTGTCAGAGCTTATGAATGTATTAGAAGAAGTAGAAGGTAAAGTTGTTATATGGGCTCATTGGCAACGTGATGTACATAGGATTATCCAGGAGATACATAAAAAATATGGCGAAAATAGTTTTGTAGATTACTATGGATTAACTCCAATGAGTGAGCGTCAAACCAATATCAATAAGTTTCAAGATCCAAACTCACCGGTCAGATTTTTTGTAGGAACTACTCAGACAGGTGGTTATGGAATTACATTAACTGCTGCATCTACTATGGTATATTATTCTAATGGCTATGATCTTGAAAAAAGACAACAATCAGAAGCTAGAATAGATCGTATTGGTCAAAACTTTCCGATGACTTATATAGATATTTATTGTGAAGATACCGTTGATGCTAGAATTGTAAAAGCTCTTAAGAAAAAAGTAAACATTGCTAGTCAAATTATGGGCGAAGAATTAAAAGCTTGGATCTAAACCAAATCTTTTGCTTTTCCCATTACAGGTTTGTATTTAGTTTTACCTTCAGATCTATAAGCGTGTAAGAAAGATGCACGTCTACCTTCCGGTATCCAGCTGCAGTGGATCCAGCCCGAGTTAGGTTCGCCGGGCGTGTAGTATTCGAGAATCAATTGATCTGGTTCAAGATTATTTTTAATCCAATCAAAAAGTTCAGCGTTGTCGACGCCAACACATTCAAAATCCGCCGCCTCAGCTTTCGCATGTTGTGATCTGGCCGAGCTGCCGATGGCTTCACATAACTCTATGGACCTGTATCCCGATGTTACTTTGACTCTGCCGAAATGGTCACGTACTGGCTGTAAAATATTTTCACATAAACCTTTTAATTTTTCTACTTGTTCTGCATTAGGATTATTATTAATCCCTTTACGGATTGCTGTATCCGATTTAATTAATTCCTGAAGTGTAAAGTTACGAGATAAGTTCATTAGTTTGCGATCAAAGCAAAGATAACATAGGCCATACCTGAAATCAATGCACCAGTAGATACCAATAATATACTTTCCACCCTATTTATTTGATTTTCAAGCTTATGTATCTTGTCATGAGTTTGCTTCTGCATAATTCTGCAAAGCTTTTCATGATCTTCTATTTTTTGTAATGCGTTTTTTGCCATATTATCCTCGCCCAAACAGTATTTCTAATTTCTGTTGTGTTGTCAAGTTATTAAAATTACCACCTTGTACTTGTGCTGATACAGCTTCTGCATTAATACTAGGTAAATTAAGTGTTGTAGGACCCAGTGGCGTGTCTTCAAGAATAGGTCGTAATGGGTTTTCAAATACAGGAAACTCAGGTAGTGTTAAACTTACGTCTGAAAATTTACTTTCTAAATCTGCAATAACGTCGGCAGCTCTGTCATAAGGATTTGAAACCCCCATCTTTTCTGCGTTTTGTTGAAAAGCATTATATACTGCATCAGAAATACTATATGGTCTAAATATATTTTCATCGATTGCACTAACTTCTGCACTAGAAATTCTATCTAACGATCCATAAAAATTTTCTTCAGAAATGTTTAATAATCTTGCTGCATCCATGTCACCTTTTAAAGTTTTCTTTACATCAAACATTGCACGATTAGCATTTATATATGCATCAACAATTTCTGTCGGATCTATTGGTCCACCTTTTAATGCAACTCTAGTAAATAAACTTCTTGAATCTCTTATACCTTTTTGAAAATTAGCAACTTTAAAATTCATTGCTCTGCCAGGGTTTACATTAACAGCTCTAAAACCAAACAGTCCTTGAAACTCATCACCAAATTCAAACTCTTGACCATACTCATCAAACTTACCTTTAGTAATTACATCAACAGATTCTATAGATCTGTCTAATCTTTTTAATTGATCAACAGAAAAAGGCATTTGTGCTTTTACTAGGTGTGAAAATATTTTACTAGCTTTGTCACCGTCTGTGTCTTCAGGATTAAATATTTGAAAACCTTCTCTAGTTCTACCACCTCTTGCAATAATATCTAATACTGCTTCTGTCCAAATAGATTCTGAAATAAATGGTTGACCAAACTCTGACATAGCTGTGAACATACCTTTTACAAAATCGTCCATAATACCATCTTGATCTGTTCTACCATCCTGAACGGCGTTAACTACTGATTGTAGTGGTCTAATTAATGTGTCGTATGCATTAGCATGACTAAAGTCTATGTATTTAAAACTACCGTCTTCTTGTTTTATAGGTAGCAAAGTAGAGTTTTTAGACCATTGGGCTGCAAACCTACGGATAGCCTCTCTTTCCTCGTCTGTGACGTCGTATAGGGCCTGAAATGCTGCTGTTGTAGCTACTGGTATGGCTGCAACTGTAGTCGTAAATCCCATTAATCTAGTGTAGCCTATTGCTTCCATAGGTTTTACCACTGTGCCGTCAGCTAAAGTTATAGTTTCGTTTATTTCTCTTAATGCTCGTCTTACAATATTTGTACCTGTTCTAGCTATCTCTGCTGGAAACGATACAAAGTTACCAATAGGTAGTTTTCTTAAACCTTTTACAAAATCAGATACATAATCGTAATTAGGTATATTGTTTCTTACAATGTCAGCTGCTTCTTCTTTTAAAAATTTTTCATCAAGTCTTACGTCAACACCATTACGTTTAAAAAACTGTCCTCTTGTTACACCAATCTTTTCGTATGCTTTTTCTAATCTAGATTTTTCTACAGCCCAAGAATATATTTTCCAAAAGTCATCTTCAGCTGTATATAAATCTTGTGATACAGATTTTAATTTTGATAAAGGTTTTAATAATAATCTCATACCTTTGTCAGATGTCATAGTCTCACCAAAGTTTACATCTTGTAATAGTCTTGATAGATCTCCAAGTCTTACGTTTGAGTTTACAACACCTAATTCTAATAGTTCTTGATATAAATCATTTTGTTGCCTTGTGCCTTTAAGTGGTGTTTGTAATGCTTGATAAGCTTGTTTAATTGCTTGTCCATCTATCGCTGGTATAATACCATTTGCAGCTGCAAACGCACCTGCACTTACAAAGTTTCTTAAGTGTGTTACTGGTGATAAAATTGTTTTAGCAATCTGTGATGTGGCTTTAGGATACAACACTAAACTTTCATATAGTCTACCTAATATACCTGAGCTTTGTGTGTTTAAAGATGTAGCTTTCATAGCTTCAGCAACACCTGGTCTTGCAAAGAAAGGTTTTGCAATATCACCAAACGGATTACTTGCACCCGATGCAATGTTTACGTTTAAAGTTTGTGCAGGATCAATTACTTCTATTCTTTGAAAGTCATCACCAAAGAAAGCTCTTGCCTCTGCTTCTGATCTAGCAAACATAGGTTGTGGAACAGTAGTTTTATCTGTAGCATTTCTAAAGTTAGCAACAACTTCATCATTCTTTTTAATTAAATCATCATAAAATAAATTACGTCTTGTAATTAAAGATAACTTAGCCATACCACCTATCATTGTTTGCATAGGATTTTTTTGTTTACCAAACAAATCATCAAATACTTTTCTATCTGCTTCCGATGCAACATCTCTAATTGATATTCTAGGTACACCACCTCTTTTAACTGCATCATCTAATGCAGTTCTGTTTACAAAAAAGTCTGGTATGTTAAATAGTGCGTCAGAAGGTTTGTCCATTCTTAAACCTTTTGGTAATCCAGAAGTTTTTAATACGTTGTTTACAATTTGCTCTGCTTCTAGATCTGTAAGATCTTTACCTGCTTCTTTTGCACTTGCCCTAAATAAATCTTTAGCATTAGTTATTGCTTCTGCTGAAGGCTTATATCTCATCCATGGTAAAATACTTTTATCTTGAAAAATGTCGTATGTAGAACCAAGGTAGTTTTTAAACTTACCACCAAATAATTGTTTAAAAGATTGTATGTCTTGTGCATCTAGTGACCCACCAAGTTTAGAAAATAACGCAGACCATTTACTTCTCATAACAGATAGACCACCAAGAATAGATTTTTCTAATTCTTCTGCGGCTTGTGGGTTAGGTGCAAATTTTCTAATGCCATCTTTAACTCTTTGTTTAGCTGCTGCATCTATCTCTCCAAAAGCTGCAACACCATCATCACCAAGTCTTGCTTCTCCTGATAACAACGCATCGTTTACATCACCTAAAAATTTTGTTCTTTCTTTTGCAGATTGTTTGTTAAATACAGTACGCATAGGTGGAAATAATTTATCTATATCTACATCAAGTTCTCTTGATAAGTTTCTTGCAACGTTTGCATCAGCTGCTTGTGCTCCAATAGATTGTCTTTCTATATCAAAAAACTCTTGAGTCTTACCGCTACGTGCTCTAAATTTTTCTGCAACTTTATCAATCCATCTATCCAAAGAAGAATTAGCTGTGTCTAATCCCTTGTTTCTGTTTGTTATTTTTTTAATAACTGCACCTGTACCACCTAGGATACCTGTAAATAATGCACCCTCTGTACCAAATTTAATTCTGTTTAATATCTCTCTTGTTGCATCTGGGTCCGTATCGCTTCTATCTATTTTAGTTGGGCCACCAATAAGATCACCAAACGTACCAATAGCTTCTGCATCACCAACAAATACACCTTCTGCTAAACCACCACCCAATGCACCAGCAACAAATTGTCTACCTTTACCTTTAGCTGTAAGTTCTAATGCTTCATCAGCTGCATTAATTAAATTTTTATTTCCTAGTCTAACGTATTTATTATTCTTAGCTGCAAGCATAGCAGCTTTAGATAAACCTGATGCACTTTTAAATGCAATACCACCAGGGATACCTATGTTTACTAATGCTTCTGTAATTTTACCGGCAGCTGTTGCTTCTGCTTTTTCATCAAACTCTGTAAGGTCATCAAAGAATGCTTCAACTCTAGCTGCTTTACCGCTGTTAACACCAAGGTCCATAAGACTTGCACCTAAAGAAAAGAAACCTTTTGGTATAGCAATTAAACCTGACGCTACACCAGCTAGCATAGATTCAAATGTACCTACTTTGTTGTTAGATTCTGTCTGGTTTACGTATGCTGAATAATCAAAATTAGATGCCATGAGTTATTACTCCACAGCTATGACTACGTTATCTTTAATTTTTACGATTTTATCACCTACTGTATAGGTTCCATCAGGTACATCTTTGTCTTTAATTGTTGCGTTAGTCCATTCTGTAACAATTGTAACTTCGTCAACTGCACCGCTCTTCTCTTTTATGTCTGCTTTAATTTCATTAAAATCAGATTTAGTAATAATATTTCCTCTAAAAGTATTTCCTGTATTTTCTGAATATTCTGCAGCTGCTAGGTCTATACCACTTTGTCCTTTATTATCTTTTCCATAACCAGCTTTTAAAGTATTGAAACTAGGGTTTAATTTTGCTTCGCTCTCTGCTATTTTAGCTCTTTTATAGTCTGCATCTAACTTAGTATTTGGATCAGACGCTTTAATATCTTTTTCAATCTCACCTTTAAGTATAAGTGTATCAATTGCTTCTTTAGTTCTAGATGGTTTATCAAATGCTTTGCTAGTTGATTGTATTATTTTATTAATTAAACTACCAGACTTAAGATCTTTTTTGAAATCACCAGACTCATTAATAGCTTGGCTGGCTGCAATCAAAGAATCATACGCAGCGGTTTTGTTCATACCTTTAATGTCCATGATGTCTCTGTATCTTTGAACATTTTTCTTACGTAATTCTTCTTTAGACAATGTTGGTTTTGAATCAGGTAATGGTTTTCTTGGATCTCCTATCATTGCTTCGTCACCAGTAAACTGCCTGCCTTGACCTTCTAATAATTCAGCTGCATTAGGTGGTGGTGGAACTTCTTTACCATCTTTAAAAAATTTACCGCCGACATATATTAAACCTCCTCCAACTGTTAATGGAGATGAAGCTAAATATTTAGCGCCTTTGTAAGTACCTCTTCCAATTTTACCGGCAATTCCTGTGCTGCCTGCAATTAATCTACCTTCTGGTGAATCTATAAAATATTTTGCAACTTTGTTAGGTTCAAAAACTTGTTTAACAGGAGTAAAAGGAGCTGTATTTTTTGAAGCGGCTAGTTTTGTACCAACATCTTTTACAAATTTTCTACTTCCAAATAAACCTTGAAGAGCTCTAGCACCTCTGATTGCAAGAGGAGCTAATCTTGCCAGTCCCATACCTGCACCAATAACAGCAGGTACAACGTGGTTTGTTCTACCATCTGGTCCTTTAGGATAAATTGGGTTACCTACAAGCGCTACTCTACTTGGTCCTTCGTTATTAGCCATAGACCCACCATCTTTTTTTGGTTCCCTGATGCCTGACATAACACCCTCTTTGATAGGGCCGCCGTATCTAAACATTGGTCTGTTCAATGGTTTCATAATTACCTACTTAAATATTTTTCCGTACAATCCACCAATACCTAACGCTGTACTAAGTGCTGATTGAAAAGGACTTGGAGCTGCTTGATCTTGATATTGTTGTCCTGATACACCACCCAATAAACCTGTTAATGTATTTCCGTATTGTGATAATCTTCCGTAAGGTTCATAAGCTCCAGTTTGTGCTGCCTGTCGATCAGCAGATAAGAAAGCTTGAGCTTGACCTTGTCTTAATGCACCAAGAGATCCTAATGCAGAAACGTCTTGACCCATACCTGTTCTACCAAAATCAGATAAACCAAACTGTTGATTCATTTGATTTCCATATGCACCAGCTAGTCCTTGTTGCGCGGCTGCAATAGAACCCTGGTTCATAAAATTTTGTTGTGCTAATTGATTTGCTTGATTAAAACCTTGTGACAATAATTGTGCCTGAAGAGCTGCTCTGTCGCCCAATACGTCTGATTGGTATTGACCCAGTTGTGCACCTTCTCTACCACCACCAAAATTACCTGAAGCTACAGCTGCATCTCTAATTTGTTGTGCACCTGCTTGACTTTGTTTGTCATACTCTGCAAGTGTTGCATCAATTACTTGTGTTTGATAAGGGGACATAAATGATTGGTAAGCTTGTGGTCCTGTTAAAGCACCTAGTCCACCAATTGTTGATGCTGATTGTCCCAGAGCCCCGGCCCCTGCTGCTTGTGCAGTTTGTGCTGCTTGCAAGAACGGTTGATAAGACCCAACACCTTGTTGTGCAAGATTGATAGCTTGTGTTTGTAACGGGTCTTCACCTGCAACAAAACTTCTACCTGTAAATTTTGATGTGTCTATTGGTGCAGAGTATGTGGCTTTCGCCTGATCTGCAAAATCTTTTACCGCCGGTTCTAAATATTCTTGTACTGACATTATACTATCCTTGATTGTAACATTTGTTGTTGTTCATACATTGCTTGTGCTCCTTCCAAACCTTGTGACTCTTGAGAAATCTCACCGCCCTGTTCTAAATTATTCATTAAATTTTCCATAACTTCTGCGCCTTTATCGATATCTCCGCCTCCAGCATTTCTAACAGCATCTGCTGTAAATACAAATTCATTTTTTGATAATCTAGCAGGTACGTCATCAGCTCTTTCTTTTCTACCAAGCTCTACAAAACCACCTGTATTTCTATAATCTTTTTCTTTGCCACCCATATCAAGTAAAGGCATTACTTCTTCTGCAACTTCAGTTTCCATAATCCCACCTTCTTGTGCTCCTACTCTTACCGGTACTCCACCTGATCTATAATCAAATTTATTGTAACCTGCAGGTGTTGTGTATCCTGGAACTGTAGAATCTGGTACCGGTTCACCGGCTAGTAAACCTATTCTACCACCATCAGCTGCCATTTGAACTGCTTCTGGTTGTTCCATACCTGCACCTTCTGGTGCTTGCATTACTGCTTTTACAAATTGTTCAAAAGATAAATTTCCACCTTTGTTTTTGTATTTAACATATTCCATCATAAGCATTTGTTCTGCTTGAGCTTGACCTGCGTTGCCACCCATATTTAAAAATGTTTTTGGTGGTCTTATTCTTTGACCAGCACCAGTTCTTATAAATTCTTCTTCGTCGTCTTCTTCAACCATCAAGCCATCAGCATAACCTGCACGACCACCGTCAGCTGCATAAAAATTTTGCATTACATATTCTTTTTTTGGCATAAAATCTAAACCAGCACCTGCATCACCTTTACCACTATAAAAATTTTTAGCACGTTGAACTTGAAACCTTGGGTCCATAACTTCTACATCTTCTTCTACTTCTTCATCACCACCACTCATTAAAAATGGTAAAGCTGTTAAAGCTGCACCACCAGTAAGAAACGCTCTCTTACCAGAAAATTCTCCGGCTTTTCCAAAGAGACCACCGCCTCCACCAAAAATACCACCGTCAGAACCTAAGAACAATTTACCGGCACCACCCATGATATTTTTTAATCCAAAGTTTTTCATTCCACCACCTGCTAACTGTGATAAAAACTTACCTTTGCCTGCAGCACCTAAAGCACCTAAACCATATGCTCCAGCACCTAATAAAGCTAGTTTACCTATAGGACTTTTAACAACTTTCTTTACAGCACGACCAGCTTTCTTTACAAGTTTACCTAAGAAATAACCTTGTCTAGGGTCTTGTAGGGAACCTAATCCACCTTGCATTTGTTGTGGTTGTTGCATTCTAGATATAGCCATATTTTTACCTTAATTCCTATGTTTACTTGGTTTTGCTCAGTAAATCAAGAGGCGGCATGATAACATTTACGTCCTGTGCCATGTCTTCATTCTTATATCCCTTGGCTTCCCAGTCTTTTCTTTCCTTAAAAAGCTCGCCTGTTTGCTTGTGTCTATACGTAGTCTCTACTTTAGCTTCTTTTATTTCCATTAATCTAATCTCTCCTTTTTGATATTTAGATAACTAATAGCAATATCGAACGAATCGGCAGTGCTAGATGTTATTTTTAGGGTAGTATCACCCTCTACTATTAACGGTTGAGTTAATAATTCTTGTGTCACGTTGGCTGTTAAAGCTGCTGTTTTAATTGTTGTAATATCATTATTTGCAACAGTCACGGTCGGTGTGCCTGCAGAAGTAACTTTAATAGATTTAACAATATATGTTTCATTTATCAACGGGTTTTGTTTTGAAACCCCTTCTACAGTAGAAGTTCCAAATATAGTCTGTGCTGCAGTAGATGTTATATTATCTACTCCAAAAAATTTATATATGTTAGATACTGTCATTATTCTAAAAAGAAACTTTTAGCTTCTATCTCCTGTTTAATTTCTTCTTGAAATGAAGTATTTAATTTTGTTATTACTGAATCTAAATCTCTAACTAAAGATTGTAAATTTTCTTGACTATATTCACGATTAGCTTTGGTTAATGAATTTACAATTTTTGCCATTATAATAAACTTACTAGTCCTCCCTTAGCAAGTCCCCAGCCGCCGTCAGTTCTATCGGTTCCTCCAGCTTTTTGACCACCTGATTTAGCTTGTTGTGAACCACCTCCCATTTTAGATGCATCTAATCCACCACCTGGACCATATCCAGCATCAGCGATACCGCCTCCACCACCTTGTGTAGTTGTACTAAACGCATCATCTGCAGTAATACCGAGATCCTTCACAATGTCTTTGTCTTGTTGACCCTGGAGTTCAGCATTCTTGTTAATTAAGTCAGCATACTCTAAATTTTTATTTGTGTAGAAACCAAATTTTTGTCTCAACATTTTAGTCATTTGATTTGCTTTAGCCGCCGCCTCTTCATCATCATCATTTTCGAACAACCCTGTTTCAGGATTAAATGTTGCACCATATTTTTCTGCAAGATCTTTACCTAAAATATCACCAAGTTTTTCTGCCTCTACACCAACTCTTTCTGCATAATTACCAAAACCAGATCTAACATTTAAACCAAATGGATCTTGATTACCTGTATTTTCACCAAATACTGTTGGACCAGTGTAACCCATATTTTGTGCAATGAATGCTTGATCAGGTCTAGATAAGTTATGATAGTTATCCATCCTACCTAAAATTGCTCCCAATATTCCAGGACCTCCTGAACCATATGGTTTATCGTATCCTGATTCTAAAATATCTCTAGCTGATTGTGGTGTTACAAAATCTTGTACTTTACCCATCATAGTCATCTCTTGAGGAATCTTCATGCCAGATCCAATATATTCTCCTGCGTCTGCTCCGGTTAATTGTTGATCTTTCATAGTATTAAAACCTAAAAAAGTATCAGAAGGATTATTAAGTCTTTCTTGTCTAGCCTCTACAATTGATTGAAAATTTCCAACTAAATCACTTGGAGAACCTGGATAATAACTGCCACCGCCGCCACCGCCACTATTCATAAAAGCATTAGTATTTACAATACCTGAATCAGTTACAGGTTCTTGATTTTGAGGTAATTGAAAAGGGTATTTTAAATACTGTTGTTCTGGAATATATTTAAAACCTGCGTCTCGTATCTCTTGGTCAGTAGCCATTATCTTCTTCCTCCTGGTGATATATCTAATCTAAAAGTTCCTAACTTCCAGTCTTCATTTGCACCTGTATTTGCAACTTCTAATGCAATTTGTCGTGCTCTTACTCTTACATCTTTTTTTGTTGTAGAGGAAGTACAATTAAAACTATTGGTAACTTGTGTGCTATTTGGATACAATCTTGTTTTAAATTTAATAGCTGTTGTCCCTGTTTGATCTATAAAATCTGGTATAAATCTGCTTATCCTCATTATGAATTCTCCGTCTCCTCTTAAATCTGGCATACCTACTGTCTGTCCTGTGCTGCTTCTACGTTGTGTAATATCAAAATCACCAGAAGCTATGTTTGCTATTATAGCTGTAACAGCTCCGCCGGCGTCCACTTGATCGGTTCCTGTTTCATGCTCATAGTATGTTGTACAGCCATCGGTATTACCAACAACATCATAAGAACTATTGCTAGATGAATCATAAAAAGTTGCATGTGGTTTACCAAACAAGGCAGAATCTTCCCACGCTGTTCTTGCTAATGTGCCAGTTGTCCAAATAGGTCTATTAGCATTCGAGTCTAGATAGTTATATGTAACTACTTTATTAATTATGTTAGATGCAGAAGTACAATAAAACCAATTAATTTCTCCAAATAAATTATTTAAACCACAGTTTATTAAATCTCTTGCTGTAGTATTAATATCGTCATATACAAAATCTTCTACTAGACAAGGTAATGATTTTAATTGTCCATCATAAGTAAAGAAACCATTTTCTGACATCCAATAAGCTTTACCATCTACTTCTACACAAGCATTCTTACCTATGAGTCCACAGTTTGTACCTACTTGTTGAAAAGAAAAAGTAAAAGGCGCACCAACAAACTGCATTAAAAATAATGCTGTATCAGTCCAAATATAAATAGCGTCCCTACCTTTAATAGCTCCCATAATTCTTGATCCATCGGCCAGTCTCTGTGTACCTGCGGTATTGTTTGCAGTTACAGTATAAGAGTCTGCTTCATCAATACTTTCTTGGTCAGAGAATCTAATAAACATATCGTCTTGAGTAGCACTATTACCTACTGTTGTTTCTGTGCCAAAAAATACTAAGTGTCTATCTGGTGTAGATACTAAAACATGTCGCGACGCCGTAGGTGCGTTAGGTAAAAGAGTTGCTCTGACGTTAACAGCATTTGTTGGAGCTCCATCCCATTCAAAACAAGGACCATTGTAAATAAGTGCTATTAGTTTTTGACCGTAGTTATCTAAAATCCATAATCCAGGGTCAATAGTAAAGTCTTGAGCTGTTGAAGATTCTCCCCATGCAACGAATTCAGAAATATCTGTAACCGTAGTACCTAAAGTATGTGTAGCTGCGGTCGTTCCATTAACTCCTCTTGCCCCTCCACTTAAAGTGTTGGTGCCGGTGTCATTCGATGTGTAACTTATATCTTCATTATCAATTCTAATTTCTCCCGATGATGGAAAAGCTGAAGTGCTGGTTAAAACTATGTTTGTAGTAGTGGTATCAGTTAACGCTGTAGCAAGAGTAGTAGTTGCTGCTCCACTGGTTTGACCGCTCCAGTTACCTGCTCCCCATCCAAAACCACCTAGTTGTTGAGAGGGACCGACATTGTAATAACATAAAACAGAAGCTGACCCACCATTTGTTACAGGAGTTCCTGCCTCTGCAGTGTTCATAGTAATTGTAAATGTAGTTGCACTTGGAACTGAAGCAACCATAAATTTTACATCTTCAAAAGTTGCGTTGGTAAATGTAGATCCGCTTAATCCTGTTACACTATCAAATAAAACAATATCATCTTCTAATAATCCATGAGTCCCGGTGCATGTTACTGTAACAGTCGTAGATGAAGCAGTGCTTGTAAAATTAGCTCCAGTTAAAGTTGTTCGAATAGGATGAATATCATAATACTGACCACCAACATAAACATATAAAATTTTGTTTGTGCCTATGGCAGAATACTTAAGACTGTTATTATTTTCAAATTGATGAATGGCTCTTGCTGCTCCTGTTAGTTTATTTTCACCTAACTGCTCCCAGCCACCTATCTTTTCTGGTGTGCCATATCTAAAACGAACATTGTCACCATCAAACCATTGGCCCTCGGCCCCGGTCTCAGTAACTTGTTTATTGAATCCTGGTAAAAAACCTAGTTTTTGTAGCATAATCTCTACTTATATATGGTTTTTAATTTTTTGGTAGTATTATATTCCAATCTAAATTGGATATCAAATCTTCTAAATGAACTTTTTTGATTTTATTTTCTTTTAAATATTGATGTAATTCTGGAATATCTATTATAATCCATTGATTATTTATATCTACAACCATCTTATCGGCCCTAGTTTTAGTAGAACCTTTTTTCATAAAATTAATTAAAGGCCGTAAATCAAACTTAAATCTTTGATTAGAACGTATTTTTAATACTCCTTCTACGTCCCACAGCTCTTTTTGTTTTTGAATATCTGTTGCAAAGGAAACATCTGTAAGATGTTTTAGAAATTTCATTTTAGTTGGTCTAATAAACACAACCAATTAGGTTGGTTAAAAAAACTATAATTAGAATGAGGGTACTGTTTAGGATTATCCATTTTGGCATAATACTTTTGTGCATTTGATATAGCTAATTTTTTAGCATCTTTCCAAAATTTTTCTTTTCTATTATTTAAATTATAATGAAGGGATATAAAATTAATCGCATCTTCATAAAAATGTTTAATAACACTATTGTATAAATCTATAGAATTCTGGTTGTAATTATTATCTCTAGTAGTTGCCACTAATTGATAAGCTCCTTCCATAGCTAAAGCTAAGCCTGTGCTTTCTAAAGGTTCTATAAATCCACTAGCTAATCCAATTCTTACTACATTATTTTTCCAAAAAGTATTTTTATAATATGGAGTCCAGTTAATTTCTTTGGCTATTTTAGGTCTATTATCCCAATGTTCTAAAAATATTTTTTTAGCTTCTTTAGGTTTTGTAATTGATCTATTAAATATAATACCACTTCCTATTCTACTTCTTACAGGAGTTTTCCAAATCCAACCACATGAAACAGCGTGACATGTAGTGTAGTGTAATCTTTCTGAATCATCTTTATATTCGACTGGACCTGCTATTGCAGTATCACAAATTAATCTGTCTCTTAGATTAACTGTTTTTTCTTTTTGCAGCATAGACCTAAAACCTGTACAATCAATAAATAAGTCAGCTTTTATTTT